TTTAACCGTGTATTCTTTGCCGTGTACAACAACACAATTCCGTGTACTGTTATATTTTGCGTTTATCAAATCCATTGGGGTATAATGTTTTATAAGTTTAGTGCGTAAATTGTTGTGTTATAGGCAATAGGGCAGACGTTCTTCGTTTCAACATTTGTAGAAGAAAAAAAAGAAAAAAGCCCACCGCACTTTTAAAACAGTAATCCTTGGACATTCGTATTATAACTTGCATCATATCTATCATTTTCGCCTTTTGGATATGGTAATATAGGGTATTTCAAATTCTTTTTCATTTCTGCTACTTGTCTTTTATCGCCTAAAAATTGGAAATATCTATACTTTCCGCTTTCTTCTTTTGATATTTCAATGTGTTCAGGCAAACTTTCAGCTTCCCTACTTCCATAAGTTGATACTATTGTTCTTGGGTGTATAACTTCATTTGTCCTTTTGTCAATGTATATTTTTTCCATTGATGTTATTCCAGTATAAATCCAATTTGTAGCTTGATAAATATATCCGTGATGTCCTTTGTTTCCATCAGCATAAGAAACTACACAAATTGGTTTAGGAAGCATTTTCAAACTTTCAGATACAAAGTAACTTAATACATTCTTTTCAAGTCCTTCATTTACTACAAGTCGGTTAAGTTCCATAGTTAATATTGATAGTTTGCCATCAAAAACCCCGTAGCCCATATTTAGCATCCTTGCAGGTGTTCCAAAGGTGCAAACGCCTTGTAGTATTAAATCATTCGTGTAAAGCCCAAAAGAATGTATTATAGCAGGTATTCTTTTTGCATAGTGCTTATACAAAAGCCATTCCTTGCATTGTGCTGTATCAATACTTCTGATTTTATATTTTTCTTTAATTGCCATCGCTTCTTTTTTTCTTTAGTGCTTCGATTAAACATTCTTCTAAAAATCCCTACTGCCTATAACAGCGGTTTTGTGCTATTTGCCCCATCAACATTTGTAGTAACTTGAAACTTTATGCAAGGGGCAAACAGACACAAAGCCGCAAACCGTTATATGTTATTTTTTCCCACGCCACACTGTATATCATTGGGCGGCTGGACGTTCAGTCATTCAGCAGAATAACCGCATAAGTTCTTAACCTTATCCAGTTTATCTTTACCTATTTCAACATTGTTAAACCATTCATGCTCTTTGTTTTGCAAAACCCACAGTGCAAAATAAACTAAAGGTTCAGATTTAATAATTTGCTTTTCTTTAGTTTCACTTTCAATTCTACTAAAAGCATATAAAATTTCTTCTTTAGCTTTTGTTTCCCAATCAGAGGTTTTCTGAAAATGAAAAAGTTCAGTTACTTTTTTAAGTACCTTATCTGCTAACTTGCTTTTAAATTTCAATGTTTCGTATTTCATGTTAAAAATGGTTTCATGATTCATAAATTCTGCTTTTTGCGGTTTCAAAATATTTTCCATCTTTCTCTATTCCGATAAAGTGTCGACCGGTTTTCTTACAAGCGACACCTGTTGTTCCCGAACCCATACAATTATCTAAAACTGTATCACCCTCATTTGTGTATGTTTTAATAAGGTATTCCATAAGTTCAACGGGTTTCTGTGTTGGATGTATTCTATGGATGTGGTTACATTCGCCCATATCTTTTGATATTCTTATAACACTTTTAGGGTATCTCAAATCCTCGTTGTGGGTTTCGCTAACCTTTGATATGCCAGAAGATATAGGAACTGCACCGCCTGTTTTGTATTTGTTTTTTCGTGGTCTTTTATTCTTTTCTTCTGCTAATTCCATTTGTGGGTTATAAATCATTTTCCCTCTACCAAAAACTAAAATATCTTCGTGTGATGCCATTGGTTTCTTTTTAGCAATCGCAAAACTTGTTCCCTTCAATTTATCCCAAACTAAACCATATTTAAACATATTCATATTGCCAGTAACAAGGATGCTGCTAAATGGCTGTGTAGCTGTAAATATAGCCGTTGCATTGTCTTTTAATATCCTATCGTAGCAATTCCATAGCAGCCTTAAATTTATAAAGCTATCCCATTTAAAAGCGGTTACTGCATAAGGCAAATCACACAAAATCATATCCACACTTTTATCAGGTATTAAAGGCATTATTTCTAAGCAATCTCCATGATGTAGTTCAATCATCTTTTAATTTTTATAGTTTTAAAATGCTCCGCAGCACAAAAAAACAACATATAACAAACGGTTTTGTGCAAGCCCCGTCTGACGAATAAATCCCGGCTACATATATTTGTCAACTGTATGCAAATCCGAGCAGCATACCAGCCTGCACAAAGCCGCAAACGTTATGTGCAATACTACTAGACATCAAAACAATGAAGTTTGTGCCAAGTAGGGTGCAATTCTTTTTTCAGCAATTTGGACATATTCGCTACTTATTTCTGATAATATCCAATTACGTTTCATTAAGTGTGCCATCTTTGCCGTTGTTCCACTTCCACCAAAGCAATCGTAAACAATATCCCCTTCATTACTCCAACTACAAATATGGTCTGCACAAAGTTGTTCAGGAAATATTGCAGGGTGCTTAAATGCTTCTCGGTCTAATGTTGTGCCTGTCGAACCAATAGAGTAAAACCAAATATTATAATCAATCCTTTCATCTTTTACAATAGTATTTTGACCAATTCTAAAGGCATTGCTATCGTATTTTCTACCTTCATTATTTATTCTACCTCTTGTTTTTAAAATACCTGTACCCTCATTTTTAATTTTTATCGGATTAAAGGTTTTCGGCTTTCCTTTGCTCAAAATAAACATATATTCAAATTGCTGTTCATACCTATTATGTGTTAATGGCACAGGGTTATTTTTAGCATAAATCATTGTGTCGTGAACATTAAAACCTATTTCTTTAAAATATAAAGCTTGTTTAAAAGATGTTAAACTTTCGCAACCATTAATTGTACTATCCCCAACAATCCAAGAAACAACCCCACCATCTTTTGTTACCCTGAATAATTCCTTTGCAATATCTTCAAATGGGAAAGAGTAGCCATTATAAGTTCTTAGCCCATCGTAAGGTGGCGAAGTAACTGTTAAATCAACGAAATTGTCAGGCATACGTTTCATTGTTTCTAAATTGCTTTCATTGTAAATTTTGTTCAATTCTAACCCGTCCTGCACACAACATTGCATTGGCAAAAGTTGGGCAGACGTGCTAACATCAACATTATTACTACTATTTAACTGTGTACTCATATTTAACATTTGTTTTTCAAATTCCCAACCTTCGCCAATGCTTCAACGTTATGGGCAAGTGTAAGGACACCCTACACGAAATCAACGACCTGTATTTCTGCTTCACCAAAAATCTTAGTTTTGACATCTTCTAAATTGAAGTCGTATTTATTGCCAAGAACAATAACAGATGCAACAATACTTTCAGGTAATGTTTCATTGCTATCAGTTTCGTAAACATCAAGTTCGTTTAATTTAGAAGCTAAAAAACTTTTACCTGAATTTGATTTGCCTTTAAAAATCCAAACAGGTCTTAAATTTTTGTTTCTAATAGTTTCTTTAAATAATTCCATATTCACATTATAACCACCAGAAGGATAATAATTATCACCACCGTCACAATCAACAGAAAAAACATTGTTTGAAATATCGCCATCAAAATTTGGCTCAATATCTTCAATGGTTAATACTTCTTTTGGAATAAAAGTATATCCGTTAAATTTCTTCACTTCGGTTACTTTTATATTTCCCCAAGAAGCAGTTGTCCAGCCTGAACAACATTCGCCTTCTGAATGGCTTAATTCAATTTCTACTTTTCTATTATCTTCAAGAACACCACAAATAATATGCTTTTCAAATTCAGCATCTTTATATTCAAAGTCGCAATTATGACCAGAAATTTCTTTATCAATGTACTTTTCAATTCTTAATCCAATAATTTTCATACTCTTATTTTTAATTGTTTATAATTTACTTCTCGAAAACACCTGCCCATAACATCGTATTGGCAAAATTGGGGCAGAAGTGCTTACATTCAACATTTGTTTTTCAATTTGGCAGTAGTTGGTTAATTGAGCATTTGCACCTTGAAATCCCCAACTTCGCCAATACGTAGCCGTTATGTGCAACCTTACGTAAACACCCTAACTTGCGGACAGTGATTTTCTATTCGTTTTTTGGCTATTAAGAAATTGTTTTCAATCATTTCAATTCCGACAAAAGACCTGTTCATATTTTTACAAGCTATGCCAGTAGTTCCACTTCCCATAAAAGGGTCAAAAACCACCATTCCTTCGTCTGTGCTATGTCCAATTATCTTTTCAATTAACTCAATCGGCTTTTGTGTTTCGTGAAATTCTTGTTTGCATTTTCCAATTTGCCACACACTTCCATCTCTTTTACCTCTTATTTGGTGCTTCCCGTTCGTAGCAAACATTATACTTTCGTAGTTAAATGAAAAGTTACCCTTCAAATCTCCCATACCGCCACCGCCTTTAAACCAAATGATTTGATTTTTAGCGTCAAAATGGTTTTTGATTTTCAGCCACCAATAAGGCATAACATCAAACCGTGTAAAAATATAAATTGCACTTTCTGGTTTTAAAATTCGCTTGAACTCTCTCATAAGTTCATCAACAAAGACCATAACAGAAAAGCCATCATCTCCGTGTACTAATTCAGTTGAGCCACTTTTATAACCCTTAGTGAAATTTATTCCATAAGGCGGGTCTGTAACAATTAAATCAATGCTATTATCTTCAATTTCTTTAATAGCCAAAAAGCAATCTTTGTTCAGCAACCTAAAAAAAGGCTGCACATAACACTGCATTGGCAAAATAGCCGTTTCAGTGCTGTTATTTGGCTTTTGTTCTTCTATCATCTTTTGTGCTTTATTAAACATTTGTAATTCTATTTCGGCTACTTCGCCAATGCTTCAACGTTGGCTGCAAGGCTATTTGGACACATCGTTTAAGCATTTGCATTTGTCTTTTAACGGACAATTCTCTTTTGTTTTGTACTCGTCTTTTTTCATATTTGGACAATTATATTCAGATACT